AGAAAGAATACACCAGTAGAAGAGTTTAATGCTCTTTCCATTGCGTACCTACTGCCAAATAAATCGCCTACATCAGAGAATGCATTTGCTCTTAACCCTAATGCAGCATCAACGGCTATACCAGCTTGTTTAGCTTCTCTGTCGAGCATTTGCTTTATTGTAGATCTATGTGATTTAAACATATGTCTAAAGCCATGCTCATATACATTCTTAAAACCTTCAACCATTATTGGTCTAGCTATATCAGGTATAGACGAAACAGCTGCTCCACCCATTCCAACTAAAACATTGAATGATTTCATTTGCCTAACAAATCTACTAGCCATATTATGGGGATCTTTTGATGCACCATAAGTACCCCTGACCCTATCTCTAAGTCCTCTTACATCTCTTAGATCATTAGCAAGTCCTTCTTTTAGCTTTTGTTTTTCTGCAATAGTAGGTGCTTCTCTTATTTTAGCAGCATATTCTTGACCAATATCATCAAGAATTTTTTTCATAGATACATCGCCAAACTTTCTAGTTAACTCTATATCGACACCCATTGTTTTAGTATGATGCCGTATAAGAACTTCAATATCGTTTTCTAAGAAATCTTCTATTAGTTTATCAGGTATTTCAAATGATCTGGCCTTTGCCCCTGATGCATTTGTTATCCAATCTATCTGATCTGTTCCCTCATCTAAATTGTAGAAAGGTCTACTCTTTGTGTAATTGAGAATAATATTATCTGCATACTCATCAGCTGCTTGACGTGTCATATTTGCAAAATGACCGATTGCCCAATTACTTACAATAATTTTAAATTGTTCAGCATTCTTTTCTATTTTATCAAGCCTTGGAACTCTAGGAACATAGCCTCTAGCTGTATTAAGTAACACACCCTCAGACCTAATTTTGTTCAATAAATTTTTGGCTTTTACTAATTCACTAGCATCAACTAATCCGTCAGCAACCTTTTGTTCTAACCCTTTGATTTTCTTAGCTAAATCAATCTCAAATAATTTTACATCTTCAGCTTGCTGTTTGATCATGTTTAAATGTTTACGATAAGCAGTAGCTGCTTGATTAACAAACTGTGTTGCTGAATCTGTTATTAGATCTACATCACCATTTCTCATTGCTTTGGTAACTCTTTCACGAAAACCAAATTCAGATAATGTAGAATTTCTTTTAATAAAATCTCTACCTTTCTGTGATAACATTTGCAATGATCTACCAATATCTCCAGACTTTGCTTCTACTCCTCTAAATGCAAGATATGCTGTATCACTTGCTCTAATAGCATCTAACAATGAACTAAGATAATTTGTTCTGAATTGCGTTTCTACAGATTGGTCTTGTGCTTCTCCAGTAACTTTACCACCCTGTACTTTCTTTTGGATAACACCACCCATATCCACTAACTGTGATGCAATCTTTCGTGAACCAAGTACAGCACTTTGTGTAAGTCTTGTAACTGGATTCCATTTCAGTTTTTCTAGATTAATACCTGTTTCTGCTAAACCTTCAGCTTCTAAAGATGCTCTTAAGTTATTAGGATTATTACCAGCTGCTCCAACGCTTCTAAATATTGTCTGCTCACCATCTTGTGCAAACTCTTCTGCTGGATTCATATTAGCTGTAATACGTTTTCCAAATATACCACCAACTGTGCCACCAATTAAAGCTGCACCTACTAATGGTACAAGAGTTTGTCCTATTTCACCTCTACCTTCGTTTTGTGATGCTATCAATAGTTCTTCAGGTGCATAGATTGCAGAGGTAAAAGCAGCACTACCAACAAACCTTTTGAGGAAACTTGTTTGTGACAGAGTTTTAAATGTACCTACTGGGGCTAAAGTAAGTGGAGAAACAAGTCCACCTAAACCTACTGCAAGAAGATTACCATTTTCTACTATATCCATATCAGCTAAGTCAGCATCTAATCTTTCTAAACGTACAGCTGTTTCATGCTCACTTGCACTATTTAGAAAACGATATGAATATCCTTCAGGTATTTGTTCATCTTTTAATGGATCATAACTTGGATCATCTTGGAAATCTAAGTTTTCAAACAATCTCATTATAGCCTGGGCTGGTGCATATTGACGAAACCCAGCTTCAAATGATTCTCCAAAAGTATATTCTTCAGGAGCAACTAATGGACTTTTATAGACATCATTAGCTGTAGCAATATCTGGTGCTTCCATATTGTCGTAGTCAGATAATATACTATTTTTTATTACTGTATATTGTGGTGTTTCAATCATCTAAGATCAAACCTTATCAATCTGTAGTTGTCAAAAAACTCTTGTACCTCTTTTTTACCTAGATCACTTGCAAGATAATTACTTACTGAAGGTAATGAAATAGATTTTAAACCAAGAGTATTAGCCATATTATTATAACCAGCAAATAAACTTGCTAAACCTTTAGTAAAATCTCTATTAGAATCAATAGATTCCATTACTGCCTTAATATTATTCTGTGACATAAAATCGAAGTAGCCAAACACAGATCTTACACCACCATTAGATATTTTTTGTTTTGCATCTGTAAAGTCTGATTGTAGTTGTGATCCCTCATAGTTGTAAGAATAGCCATCAGCTATTGTTATCATTCGACTATCTTCAGTTTCAGCAACAACTCTATAAGTCGGATTACCTACTCTATTATTATTGCTTATGTAAAGAAACTTACCATTTTCAATAGCTTCTTTAAGTTGTGGATCAGCACCTTCAACAGAAAAAGTCTGTTTATATTTACTTAATACATCTGCATTAATAATGTCTTTAGTAACCAAAAAACCCATACCATCTGGGACATTTGATTGTGATGCTTTAACTATATCAACACCCCTTGTCAGATAAATTTTACCATTACGATCTTCTTGTAAACTCATGTTACCAGAGAATTTATATAATGCGTGTTTGATAGCTACTTTTAAACCCTTTTCATCAGCTGTTACTGAACCTTGTGCTATTTGGTATTTTACATATTTCATCATTTCTGATTTTAAAAGTGGTTCTTTAAATATGGCCTCTTCCATATTATCTACACCACTTTGGGCAAAGAATTTATCTACAACCTTACTTTCATATGGTTGACCACCTACACCATTACTAAAAAATCTAACAAACCAATTATCATCTATAGTATCAAACACTTCTTTGGCAGCTAGATCAAATACTTCTGCTTCAGACTTGGCTGTGCCTCCAAATAAAGTACTATTAGGATATATGTCTGAAAGATTTCTGTTGGCTGATTTTGGCGAATTAACATTTAAAAATGTTTTCGAATCTCTATAAAACATTGCTGATTCCATCATCTGTATATTTACACCAGACACATTATCACCAGCAATTTGTTGGAAGAAAGAATCATTACTTGGAGTATCTTTCATAAAAGCACTTTTTATTGATTCATAAAGACGTTTAGCATGATTAAATGCATCGCCTTCTAATGTTTGTATACTTTCAAAAACATTCTTTGCATATTGTGGTATGTATTTATATGCTATTGCGTGTTTTGTTAGAGATTCTATGCTTGTTTCTCTAACATCTTCATTATCACTAAAGATATCATGTGGCATAACTTGACCATTAACATTGATAGTTTTGCCAATTATTTCTTCTAAAGCAACTTTATGTTCTTTAGGTAAAACAACACCATTATTTATAAAAGATCCGACTTGTGATAGCATATGTGTTTTCTTAATAGCCTTTTGCCAATCTTTAGCATAAGTAGAAACTCTTTTTACCCAATCTTCTTCTGTATAAGCATTTACTTTTTTATCAGGGCCGATAAAACCTTTGCTCTTTAATGCTTGTATATAATCAAAACTAAGAAGTGTGCTTGGATCTTGGGCTACAACACCACCACTTCCTGTAAACATTTTTTCCATATTGGCTCTAAAAGCATCTTTTGTCATTGCAAGATTAGCTTGATGAACCTTTTGAAGTGTTTTGTATATATTGCTTCGTACAGATACTGTTGTATCTTTATGACCAATTAGCCTAACTAATTCGTTCATTTCATTTACTATTGCACGTTTTTTTAACTGTGCTGGTGTATCGAAACTACCAATGCCATCAATCTCAATATTTTCATCAGTTGGCTTTGCTGGTTTAATATCCCCAAAAGATAGTGCTAATAATCTATTAGAAATATTATCATTAAAATCTTTTACATCTTGTGTAGTAGATAATTTTAACTGTGCTGCTTTTAATTTTGCAAACCTTAATTGGTCAGGTAAAAGCATTTTAGAAATGTCATTTTCAGAAACAGTTTCATTAAGAAGAATCTTTAATCCTAATGTAGAAAATAAATCTGATGAGTCAATTCTCATTTTTTCTCTATTTTCTGTATCTAGCTTGTCATAGAAAGCAATTTTAGATTCCATAACCTTTTGTATCTTAATGCCATCAATATTAGGATCATTTGCAAATGTCTTACCAGTATCAAATGCCATAACCAATAAATCAGGTATAGAAACACCAGCTTCATACGCTAGATCTACTGCATTAGAAGAAACATTTTGTTGTAAAGATTGGTTGTAAGCTAACTGAAATTGTTTTGACTTTTGTTTTGACGATGCATTATCATCTATTATGGAGAATACTCTTGCTTTTTCTCTTTCTATAAACTCATATTCTTCATCACTGTCTGTGCCATTGGTTATAAGGTTAGTTTCCATAGCTAAAAGTTGTTCAGAATATTTTGTAGCTTCAAATAATTGAGTTTCTCTGACTTCTTTTATTTGTATAGCAGATGCTTTTCTAGATGCTTGACCCCATATCTTACTTAATGCTGGACTAATAATATCAAATACTTGTGGTGCGATTGATCCTTTAATTCCATCTATATATTTATCTTTAAAGTCATCAACGATTAACTTGCCTTTGTCATTAATCTTGCCACCATTTTTAGCTAATGCCATATCAGCTTCAGCGACTGCATGATTCTGTAATGCTAATCCATAGCTATTAATTGCTTCTTTTTTATAATACTCCTGGGCTTTTCTAATATTGGCTTTGTTATAAATATCAGCAGTAAAAGAATTTAATGTATTTTGATCAAGTGGTTTAGGTATAGTATTACCATTTTTATCTTGAATTGTTTGTGATCCAACTTGTCTACCAGCTATCTCAGCTTTTAGAACTGCCTCTTGGAATTGATTATCGTCAACAAATTTAGTCACGTTAGATATAGTATTGGCTACATTCTGACTTGCTTGTGCTAAAGCCAATGCTCCAGATGATGTATCCATCTGTACAGGTCTAACACCATATTGCCGTGTAATTGTTCTTTTAATTGCCATTATGCTGTTCCAGTCTTATTTGCATAGTATGCTTTAGATCCAGCCGAAGCTGCATTTGATACACCTGTTATAACTGCTGCTTTACCTTTAAGTTTGCTTGACTTAGCATCAAGTTGAAACTTACGTCTATTTTGTAAACCCATAAACTTTATTGCAGATATATCAGCATTTGCTAATTTAACTTCATTTTTCTTTAGTGCTTGGAAACTACCACTAGTTCCTATAGATACACCACCACCTGATTGACTTGCAGATATTCTGGCTAGTTGTGCATTTAACTGTGCTGTTCTATTGATTGCTTCTTGATCAGCTTGTATCTTAGCAACTTCAGCTTGTTCCATTGCAGCTTGTGCATCATTTGCATAGGCTTTTTGAGCTTGCCTTGCAGCAGCTAATGACATTACAGCACTTATAGCATATCCAGCAGCACCCATTATACTTCAACCTCTAATAATATTCCATTCAACGTCATTGGTAATGGCTCTTCTTGTGTTACAGTTACTCTACCCTCTTTTGACCAACCTAACAAATAAACTTCTTTACGTTGTGTAAGAGCAGTTGGATCTAAAGAAAAATCATCTGTGACAGATCTTAACAGAATCCTAGTACCACCAGCTTTCACATTAAGAGTAGATACTAAATCTAGAACTGCTCTAACAACCCTACGTTTTTGCCCAACACTTATACCATCTGGTAATTGCATTTCAGGAGGAAGTGTCGTTATTTCAGGAGTATAGCCAAGCCCTATTTCAACTGATGTTACAGCATCATTAAGTGTAAGTTGACCACTACCATTTGTAGTAAATGTACCTAAACTAAAATTACCTGACTTCACTTGGACTTCTGTGTTGGGTAAATGTGATACAGTCCATGTTGTCGTAGCACTACCAGTTTGCTGTGATGCCATATCTAAATGAAAGCTATTGGAAAACAATTCTAATGTTGTAACTGTAGAACTATTTATTGTTCTTTCGACTACTGTATATATCTGTCTATTTACATTAACTATGTTTTTAAAATTACCAGTTGTATCGTACCTAACCCAGCCTTGTACCTTTTCTTTTCTAATAGACATAAATACTGGCATATGACCATCTGTATTTAATAGGTAAAGATATCCCTCCATCTGATCAGCTGATTCTCTTTGAGCCTCAATAGCCGATGGAGTCCCTATAATATGTTCCGATAACAAAGTAATTGAGTCTGAGTTATAGGCTTGTGATATATCTGAAAAAATAAATTCTCTGATTGCACCTTTGGATTTAGTTAAAAATACTATTGCACCATCAAACTCTTGTGGTTGAACTGATCCTGATCCATAGCTAGTTTGTTTTTTAACTGTGATTGTCGATGGTGTAAGAGGTTTGTTCTCACTTGTAGGCACAAAGAGTTCTTGCTCAGAAGTAAAGATTGTGAGAAATCGAAATGATTGCAAAGCCTTAATTTCTGACACCTGTGCTTCTGCGATTTGTATTTGGATAGATTCATCATCTTGTGCTGTTCCTACATCAAAGTTTGTAAATTCTGCAATCTTAGACATAAACAAGAAGTTAGGTAAATCTCTGCTCCCCCCAAATATTAATCGTTGATCATGTAAAGTAACTGCTCTAGCAAAACCCCTGACAGAACTAAATACTGGTTCAGCCCAAGTAGTTATTGCATTGGTATTCGCTATTGCTCCTGATAAAGTAGCAGTAACAACTGTTCCACTTGTATAACCTGTTATCAAAGCATGACGTACTGTAAGTGCATCATCTACTAATCTAAGATAAAGTCCATTATATGCTGATGTAAAAGCAGTAGCACTTGCCGTAAGTGTGACAGATCCACTTGTTCCACTAGGTGTAATAGTCACACTACCAGATGCAAACTTGAAATATGGTTGAAATTTTAATCCTGATGAAATATCAAAATCAAATTCTGTTCTAGTAAAGTTAGTAGAACTTGTTCTTTCTATTTGTTGCATAGGAATGTCTGGGTGTGTCAAAAACATTGTATCACCACTTTGGGAAACAACTAATGATCCAATTTGTGATGTTTGCCAAGGACAACCTGTAATAGTCTGTAATAATGTTGTTGGATCTGAAATATCTACAATTCTAAGTTTTGTATTACTAAATAGTAATATATATGCTTCATTTTCATCAAATACATATGCTTCCGTCTGATAAGCCTCATTTGCAAGCGTCTGAAGGTATTTAAGCCCAGGTCGCCTAGTGCAACCCCCCTGAGCCTTTAACCTTACGTTACGAAGCCTAAAAGCCCCATTTGCATAAGCAGCTGCATCGACTCTAGATGACAAAAGAGGGGATAACTCCCCTGATGAAAAATTTGTAGTAAACTGTCTTAATAATGCCATTCATTCAACTCGTTGATTCTCCTTCGATCTTTGCATAAATACCAGATCCAAGTCTTATTTTATGAAATCTGCTGAGAGCAACTTGTTGTGTAGTTACTTGCTGTGCATCTCTAGCTTTAGCTCTTCTAAACTGAACTTCAGCTAATTGACTGTATGATCTAGCTATATCACCTTTTCTCGTTACTGCTAAAGCCAAAATAGATGCAAGGCGATATATAACCCATAAAGTAAATGCTGGTGGCCAAAACTGTGTATCAACTCGAAATATGTAGTTTAAAACTACTTCATCATCTTCGTTGGCATTAAGATATATAAATCTTTCATATATATCATATTGCTGTACTGCATCAGCTATTGTAACAGTTTGTACTTGTATAACTGAAGGCTCTGTAGGTAGAACATAAGCTGCCGACCATCTTGCAACTGGAGCATCAGCTTGTCTTGATAATACTTTTTGACCAGAAGCAAAGTTCCAATTATTCTGTGCCAAACAATCTTCAACTATATCTTCATAACTTGTATTCATAACTAAGGCTTCATCAGTACCCTCGGTAAATGATGAGAGTGGTTCCATTCCCACCATAACCATAGCTCTTTGTGCTACTTCAATATCCGTCTTAGCTGTTTGTGGCATT